GTACAATTAAAGTAAATAAAATAGAAAAAAGAACAGGAAGCACACTAACATTAGGTGGCGCTTGCACAGCTGTAACTTTAGCCTGCGGTGCTACACAAACAGGATTTGGTAGAACAGGAACTGTAGATTGGTGTACAACAGCTAAAACATCTCCGTTTACTGCAACTAGCGGCGATGGTTTTTTTGTTAATACAACATCAGGCGGTGTTACAGTTACACTTCCTGCATCACCAAGTGCAGGAGATATTGTGGCAGTTTCAGATTATGCACAAACTTCAGCTTGTAATTCTATTACAATCTGTAGAAATAGTTCTAAAATTGAAGGAGGTTGTGCAAACAAAGTATTAATAAATAATGGTGATGCAATAACTTTAGTTTATGTAGATGCTACAAAAGGATGGAAATTAGTAAACACAGCAGATCAAGATATTTTACAAGGACAATTTATTTCAGCTACAGGCGGAAACACTACACTTACTTGTGGTGATTTTAAAACACATATATTTACAGCAGATGGAAATTTTGTAGTAACAAGTGCAGGTTCACTTGCTGGATCAAATACTGTAGAATATTTAGTAGTAGCTGGTGGAGCAGGTGGTGGAGATGGATCAGGTTCAGGTGGTGGTGGAGCAGGAGGTTTAAGAACTACTTATCCAAGTCCAGCTACTGGAGGTTTACCAGTTTCAATTCAATCATATCCAGTTACAATAGGAGCAGGAGGAGCATTTTCTTGTTCACCAACAGCAAGAGGCTCATCAGGTGTAAATTCAGTTTTTAGTACAATTACTTCCGCTGGTGGAGGTGGCGGAGGATCAGAAAATCCTTGTATACCTAATGTAAGAAACGGTGCAGCAGGAGGTTCAGGAGGTGGAGCTGTATTTGCACCTGGAGGTGGAGGTGCAGGTAATACACCACCAGTAAGTCCTCCTCAAGGTCAAAATGGTGGAAATGGTGGTGGTAATTATTCAGGTGGAGGAGGTGGAGGATCTGCGGCAGTAGGCCTTGAAGGTAAACCAGCAGGACCAGGTGCTGGTGGAGCAGGATCACCAATAGCAACAGCTTTTTTTGGACCTACATCAGGAAGTTATGGAACACCAGGACCAGCAGCAGGAAGATATTTTGCGGGTGGAGGTGGAGGTGGAACTCAACCACCAGCAGGTGATGGGTCTACCCAAGCTGGAGGAGCAGGTGGAGGCGGAAATGGTGCTATTCATCCTAGTACAGCAGCCACTACTGGTACAGTTAATACTGGAGGTGGAGGAGGTGGAGGTATATCATCACCTACACAACCAAATGGATCAGGAGGATCAGGATTTGTAGCAATAAGATATAAGTTTCAATAATGACTAGTTGAATGGTATTTAAAATTAATATATAAGGAGAAACATTATGGCACATTTTGCAAAGCTAGGTATAAACAGTAAAGTTATTGGAGTTCACGTAGTGGATAACAAAGACTTACTTAACGCTAATGGTGTTGAAGATGAAGAAGTAGGAAGACAGTTTTTAGAAAATATACATAACTGGCCTCTTTGGAAACAAACATCATACAATACATCAAAAAATACTCACTCATCAGGCGATGCTTCTAAAGCACTTAGAGGTAATTACGCAGGTATAGGTTTTACTTATGATGAAGATAACGATATTTTTTGGCCACCAAAACCTTACGCATCTTGGGTTAAAGACACATCTGATGCACAATGGCACTCACCAGTTGGTGATGCCCCTGCACTAACTGCAGAGCAACAATCACAAAACGAAGCTGGAACTCATCTTTGGGGACACGACTGGAATGAGTCTGGACAAACTTGGGAGTTGTCGAATAAACTATCATAATAATTTATGGATAAGGTGGTGTTATCTGAAATAAGTTTAGTTTACGGAGAAGTAAAAACTCCTGAAGGTTTTGAAATAGATCGTAAAGAAATAAAAAACAGTATTGTATCTTCTTACTTAAAAAAAAATAGAGCTAGTAACAATAAGAAAGATTTTTCTTATAACGACTATACAATAGATTTTTCTCAAAAAATACAATGGTTGTTAGATTACATAAGAGATCACTTTTATGAAAAGTGTAAACAAAATTTAGTTAACAAAATTATTTTTGGCAATGTATATGCCCCATCTGAAGTTTCACTATGTAGGAATAATGTTGACCCTGTAGATTTAAGACACTCACCTGATTATACATTAATTTATATTGTAGACTGCGGAGAAAAATCCTCTGAACTTGTTATTGAATATGAGGATAACAGAAGAAAAGGTAGAACTTGGCATGTGCCAATTAAAAACAATCATTTTTATTTATTTCCATCAACGCAAAAATATTTTTTTACGGCCAATAAATCAAAACAACTTAACACAATATTAACTATAACCTATGAATATATCTAATTACTATTGGTATTTTAAATCTGTAATACCCCCAAGAATCTGTGATATGATTGTGCAATACGGTAAAGCAGAAAAAAATAGAGAAATTATGGCTATCACAGGGGGATATGGCAGAGATAGAGATTTAGATAAACAACCTCTTACAAAAGACGAAATAAAAGATTTACAAAAGAAAAGAGATTCAAATATTGTTTGGATGAACGATAGATGGATATACAAAGAAATTCAACCTTATGTTAGAATGGCAAATGTAAATGCAGGTTGGAACTTTGAATGGGATTGGTCAGAGTCTTGTCAATTTACTATATATAAAAAAGGACAATACTATGATTGGCATTGTGATAGTTGGGATAAACCTTATCCTCACGAAGGACCAACAAATGGTAAAATTAGAAAGCTATCTGTAACAGTTAGCTTAACTGATCCAAAAGAATATAAAGGTGGAGAGTTAGAGTTCGATTTTAGGAATGAAGATCCTGATAAAAAACCTAACACTAGAATATGCACTGAGATATTACCAAAAGGCTCTTTGGTTGTGTTTCCTTCTTTTGTATGGCACAGAGTCAAACCAGTAACGAAAGGAGTAAGGCATAGTCTAGTAATATGGAATCTAGGTTATCCTTTTAAATAATATGATACAAGGCGGAAGTAATGAAAAAAGTAAAAACCACGTAGATTTTAAATCTGCATTTTATTTTCAAACACCAGTATGGATTGCAGAAGCACCAATGTTTCTTAAAAACGCAATCAAGGTAACGGACAAATATATTAAAAAAGCTGATAAATTATTAAAAGATAAATTAAAAAATGAACCTAAATGGAAAAAAGATATAGGCACATTTGGTTTATCTAAACATAGCGAAAGTTTTTCTAATGATCCTAAAGTCAATGATTTAGTTCAATTCATAGGGCAAAGATCTTATGAATTTTTAGATTGGCAAGGTTTTGATTTAAAAAATCATAGCTTACATTTTACAGAATTTTGGGTGCAAGAGTTTAGTGAAAAAGGTGGAGGACATCATTCAACTCATACACATTGGAATCAACACGTATCAGGATTTTATTTTTTAAAATGTTCAGATAAAACATCTTACCCTATATTTCATGAACCAAGACCTGGTGCAGAAATGACAAAATTACCTTTAAAAAATCAATCACAAATTACGATGGGAACTAGTCAAGTGCATTACAAACCTAAACCAGGAATGATGATTATCTTTCCAGGTTATGTGCCTCATGAGTATGCGGTAGATCCAGGATTAGAACCTTTTAGATTTATACATTGGAATATAAAAGTTGTTGAAACAGCAATATCAAAAGAGAGGAGTGTGAAAGATGAGCTTCAAAAAAAATAAATATATAGTTATCAAAGAAGCTGTACCCAAAGATATAGCAGAGTTTGTTTATAATTATTTTTTACTTAAAAGAACTGTTGCTAGAACTTTGTTTGATCAAAGGTATATTTCTCAATTTACAGAAGAGTTTGGCACATGGAATGATTCACAAGTTCCAAATACATATTCTCACTATGCAGATATAGCCATGGAAACTTTGTTGATGAGAACTCTACCTGTTATGGAAAAAAAGACAGGGTTAAAATTATATCCTACATATTCTTATGCAAGAATATACAAACCTGGTGATGTCTTACGTAGACACAAAGATAGATTTAGTTGTGAAATATCGACAACACTTAATCTTGGTGGTGATCCTTGGCCTATACATTTAGAACCAAAAAAGAATGTGGGAATACCAGATGGTAAAAAATACACGGCTTTTAGTAATAATAAAGGAATTATGGTTAATCTAAAACCTGGTGATATGTTGGTTTATAGAGGTATGGAGTTGGAGCATTGGAGAGAAGAGTTTCAAGGGGATAACTGTGCCCAAGTATTCTTACACTATAACGATCAAAGTTCTAAAAACGCAGACAAAAACATAAATGATACTAGACCACATTTAGGGCTACCCTCGTGGTTTAAAAAGTGATATATCCTTAGACTGGAGAGAGTGTCACCACCATAACACCACACTCTCTCCTGTTTAAGGATAAATTATGTTAGGATTAAGTGCATTTTCAGAGTTTCCGTTTGCAACAGCAGCAGAGGATAGAAACGTAACTATTACGGCTACTAAAACATCGTTAACTATAACGATAGGTAGCATAGGTATTGTGGCTGATGCGATTACAGAGGATGCTACAGCAAATCCATTAACGCTTGGTTTTGGTACATTATCCATAACTGGAGAGGCTAATTTAAGCGTTACAGGCAGTCCACTGACCTTGGCTACCGGAACAGCTGTAGTTTCAGCAGACGCCAATATGTCAGTTTCTGGAAACGCATTGACTATGGCCACAGGTACTGTTACAGTGACTGCAGCAGCAAATGTAGACGTTACTGGTAGTGCATTAACTTTAGCTACAAAGGACGCTACGGCGATAACATGGAGTGCAGTAGTGCCAGGCGCAACTATGGTCTGGACACCAATAGAACCTTATTAATATGGCATCAAGTTTTTCTACAGATACAAAATTAGAACTTATAGCAACTGGTGAAAAGGCTGGTCTATGGGGTACAATAACAAATACAAATTTACAAATATTAGAACAATCAGCTACAGGATATTTAAGTCAATCCATGGCATCTGGAGACGTCACTCTTACTTTAACTAATGGCGCTACTTCGGATGGTAAAAATGCTTTCTATGAATTAACAGGAACTTTAACTAATAATAGAACTTTAATTATGCCTAGTGGTGCAGAAAGGTCTATTATAGTAAAAGACTCTACAACTAGAGGTAGCGGTGCCACACTTTTTTCTTTGTCCGTTCAAACAGCTAGTGGAACTAGTGTCCCTATACCAATAGGTGCGTCCGTTGCCGTTGTGTCAGATGGCACAAACATGAAGTTAGGATTATTATCAAAAGGTTATGGAACTGTAAACTCAGCCTCAGTAACAACTTACATAGCAGTAGCTGGCGACCAACTTTTAACAAATACAACAACTGCAGGGATAACAATTACATTACCTAGTTCA